GATTAGCTGTATTTGCTTCTCCTAAAATTACAATTTTTTGTGGTAAATAAGGCGTGTCATTATTAAATTTACCTCTTTGAATAGCATAGCCAGTAGTCCTTGACAAACGCTCTACTCCTACTGCTGTTGATATTGTACTCATATTATTTTTTTTAATTGTTAAATGTCAATTGTGTTCCTTTGTCCGTTCCTGTATAAACGATCGAATTATTTCCTTGAAGCGGTATTCCTTGCCATCCTTCCGTACTTTCTTGTGCTTTTACCATAAAGATAATCCTACAAAATCTAATGCCTTTCGCATCGTAATTTGAGTGATTGCCCCAATTTGAATAGTCAGTATCAAATGTAATTTTCTGAACGTGCTTGTTTCCAATTAATCCCGAAGGAAAACCTAATGTCGGATATTTACCTGAATTAAGAATGTATTTTACAATACCAACATATTTAAAAAGTTTTAACCTTACATCTTCGCTTTGGCTTAAATCATCATGCTCAATTCCGCCTGCAAAAATATCTACGAAATAAATGTTATGTACTTGTGAGTTTCTTTGCGTGTACTCTTGGTTGTCTTGCTCTCTACAAGCTAATGTTATTACTACATCTTCATCTTTGCTATAAGGATTGATTCTTTCAACGAAAAACTCAAAAGAACTATCCAAATTTTGCAATGCGTGTTGAGCAGTTATTTCCTCAAGCAAAATCTCTCCAATTCTATTCTGAATGATTTGAAAAGGTTGGTCAGGAATTAGTTCTGTAATTATACTAGCCATATTTAAAGTTTTGCATCATTAAGAATTAACATTATCAAACCAAAATTTTCATCCGGAAAACTCTCTCTAACTGAATAACCTTTATCAACTCCCGAACTGTCTTTGAACTTCACTTTGTAACCAGTTAAAGCAACTTCTCCTTTCGCATTTCTTACCGTAAATCCATTCTGTACTAATACATCCTCATCTACGGTAATTCGTGCTATTTTGGTGTTGACTTGGTTTCCATCAGAATCAAAAGACAAATGATGTTTTACCGTAAATCCCTGAATATTAATAGTGAGACTCTTATCAGGAGTTTTCATTTCAATATCAATGTTATACCCACCCGAAGTAACGAACCTCTTAAAATCTCTTTTCGCTAAATCGAATATATTTGCCATTGATTATTTTTTTGCTTTTTTGGGAAGTACTTCCTTAACAACTTCTTCCGACTTTACTTCGATTTCATCAGCAATGATTTGCTCTTGTTTATCGACAACTTCTTTCGATTCAAAAACCTCTTCAATAAATCCTGCTGACACTAATTCATCAGCAGGACTTGTTAATTGGCTTTCAGATACAACTTCTCCCCATTTAGCAACTTTATTTTGCTTCAAGCAATGCGCTATTACTAATACCTTAAAATTTCTCATATCTATAAGATTAAGCTAAAACTTGCATTGTGTAGATTTTATCAATTGTAAAAGGAACTACAAGCGGAGCAGAAGTCAATTCAATTGTGCTTGAAATTGTTTTCTTATCGCTGTAATTTCTAATCAAGAAATCAGCTTCAACAACTGCTGGCATATCGTAACCTCCATTTTCTGACAATGTTGGCAAACCACCAAAAATTGTTTTTCCTTGAAAATCATCTGGTATCATTACTACTAAATTTTCAGCTAAATAATATTTAGTTGCTCCATTAGCATCAGTGTACTTTTCATTGTAAGTCCACAAGTGAACTGTAAAATCTCCAGCAGCAATAATACCGTGATGTGAAAATCCTGAAACACCATCAAATTGTGGCATTTGGATATTAATTCTTTGGATTTGTTGAATCACATTTTGACCTTGCTCTTTTACTTGTGTAGTTGCTAAAAATGCTTCCAATGCAGCAGAACGCATTATAACATTTACGGCAGACCCTCCAGAATTACCTACATTTCTCAAAAAATCCATTCCTTTACGAATATCAGTTATAGGGGTTGCAGTTGCAGCATTATTCCAATATACGCCTCCTGTTGAAACATTAACTATTGATGCAGCTTTTCTTCTGTAATTGATGTTATCGCCATTTACAAGCGTTACAATACCTGTTTGCAATACATCCGCTTGTTGTTTACGAATTGCACGAACAATTTTAGCTTTATTTTTGGCAATAGCTTTTACCGCATTCATTGTGATTGTTTTGTTCACTTGTGCATTATCCATACCAACACCGTTTCCGATTGTATTCATATAGATTGCATCACGTTGTAAATCGTAATCTTCTTTGAAATAAGGAGGAATATATTTATCCTCTGTTGAACGGGAATATTTATTCTTGTTACCTTCAGTAAATCTAACTACATCAACTGCAATTAAATCATTGTCTCTTTGAACTTCTACATCTACTTCTAAAGTCGGTGTAGTTTCCTCTGGAAACCATTGTGAGAATCCTGTTTTTACAGGAATCATTTCTTCAAATTTACCTATTACTTTTGAGGTAAGTTTTGCGCTGTGGTCAATAATTGATATAGCCATTTTTAGTTATCGTATTTTGTGCCTTCAACAACGTCGTTCATAACGAAGCCTAATGCTGTTAATATGTCTTTTAATGCTTTTGAACCTACAATTGTATCTAATGTTACCCCATTTGGCAAAATTAACATTCCTGCATCAATGTCTCCTCTAATGCAATAGTTAGCTTTTACTGAACCTCCATTTGCAATTGTTTCAGCATCATTGGTAACTTTTAAAATCCCAATTACATTAGCCAAAGTAGCTGATGTTGCTGGACTAAACCCTTCATCAACCCCAGCAGTACCTCCTACAATTGTAAACGTTGGTGTTGTTCCTGTTCCTGTGGCGGATAAGTCAGTTTTGTTTCCAACTGTTGAAGCTGTAAACACTACTGTATCAAGTAATGCTCCAACAACAGCACCAGTTGCGTAACCTGTTAATGCACCTGAATAAACTCCTGTTGCTGTTCCTGCACCTATTGTTGCTCCAACAGCTAAATTTGCAAAAGCAACAGCCAATTGAGCAGCAGTAGTAGCACCAGTAGACGTATAAGTCAAACCAGCGATAATCATTGTTTGCCCTGTGGTCAAAGCAACGAATTTAGCAGTAGCAGTTTCAAATGTTCCTGAATTTCTCACTACTAAAATTCCATCATCAGCAAGTAATGATTCTCCAAGGTTATTAATAAAAATACCTGTATTGTATCTATTTCCAAAAGTGAAAATATTTTGCCTTAAATAATCAACTGTACTTTGATTATTGGTGGCAACTCTTTGTGTAGCATATATGCTCATATCTCTTTAATTTAAAAGTTAAATGCTTTGTCTAATTCTTTTTGTTTGGAAGACACTTCAGAACCTGCATCTGTTGATGTTTCGTTAGTAGTGAATGAAACAGCGTTGTCGCCTTGCAAATCGTTTACTTTTGCATTCGATGTAGCTTTCAATAGAAAAGCACTTGTTTCTGACTGCTTAATTATCAAACCACTTTCAATTCCTGCTTCAACTGCTTTTGAATCTACTTCTCTAAATACGTTCCAAGCAGATCTTCGCTCTTTTTCTTGTGCAATTCCTTCTTGTAGAATTTCAGAATAAACGGCAGGATGCTGTTGTTTAATTTCCTCTTTGTTCATTTTATTTGAATTTAAATTATTATTTTGATTTTTATTTACTCCTGTGTTTGTGTCAGATAAAATCATATTTACAACTTCATCAAAACTTGCAATTCCATCTATAAATGTTCCTACAGAATCTTTACTAAAAGCTGTATGACCGTTATCAAAACTACTACCTTCTAATTGTGGTCTGTTTGCTAAAATAGAAGCTATAAAGTTTTCGTTAATCGGGTCTAAAAGTTCATTGATTAGTAATTCGTAATTATCTCCGTTTATAGCTTCATCAAATGCTTTGTTTTTCATTGTAGATTTAGTGGCATATAAGACAACTGTTTTTTCTCCATTTTTATCTACGTTTCCGTGAGGTGTTCCACTAAAGCTAATCATTGTTCCAACACTACCAACGATATTCATTCCATCTTCTGAATATATCCCTGTACAAGCTGATATGATTCCGTATGCTGCACTTCCAGCCATACCTCCTTTTTCAACTAATGCGTAAACAGGCTTTATTGCTTTTGTCTTGTTTATCGCATCAATCATTAATTGTACTGCTGCACTTGAACCACCTCCTGAATCCGTTTTTATGATAAAACCTTTTACTCGGTTGTCTTTTGACATTTGCAACATCGAATTTGACATTTGCATTGTCCCGTTTGTTGAAGCACCTCCGTTTTTAGTTATCGCACCATTCAAGTTAATTATTCCAATTCCCTCAAATGAATCTGAATTTTTTAAATCCCAATTATCATTTATCAGTCTTGTTTCGCCTTTTATCTCTAAAATACTTACTGAATTTAGCTTTTGTTCT